TAAATTGTAACGAAAAAAGGCCACCCCCTTGCAGAGATGGCCCTCTTTCTTTTACATCAGTTTAGAACGGTACGCTAAAGTCGTAGCCGTAAACATATACGTCAAACGTAGCGCCAGGAACGACAGTAGTCAGTCCAGCGGTCACATTCAAGTACAGGTTTTGTACTGTGTTACCAGTAGTCGATGCAGTAGGGGCAACCAACGACACGCCTGGAGGGGTACTCAGGTTTGCCGCAGTAATTGCACCGTATAGGCTAGAACCACCAGAAGTAGTAGCAACACCCATTGCCAAACCAGTAGGCGTTACAGCAGCGCCTGCATTGTTCAGATTGGTGACGATAAGACTTTGCAACAGATAAACAGCGGAGTTAACCACGGGGATAGCATAGTTGCCGGTAGCGTTAGCAGTCACGTTTTTAACCGTGCCGATAAGACGCAAGGTTGTGCCAGTGGTAGCACCTTGGGGATGAGCAGAAATGGTTACTGCTGGGCCTGGATTTGCCATGATTTTTCCTTAAAAAAAGTTAATGAACGGGGAGGATTTCTCCCCCCCTGTCCAATTAGGAGGCGATACGGCAGGCCAACTCGGGATAGAGTGGAGCCCAGCCATAAAGAACGTCAAGACGGGTAGGAATCGAGTCGTTATTGATGGTGTACTGACGCACAACACGCATAGACAAACCGATTTCCTTGTCGCTTGCACGACCAGCAAAGTGAACGCCATCAGGCAATTCCAAGTCAGCGACTGCAAGCGTAAACGCATTGCGGTGCATCATCAGATTTTGCGGGGAAGCAACACCAGTGTTGTTAAACGCTGTGATGTTTTGCGAACCGCTAGAAGTTACGCTGACATTTTGGAATTGACCGGCAGTGATAACCGCAGGCGATACTTGAACGCTGGTAGCGCCCGTTCCAACAGTCGTAGTAGCAAGAACCACGAAATTACGCAGTTTGCCGTACGATTGACGGTTTTGGGGGTTAACGGCGAACACACCAGGAATGGTGAACACATCGCCAGCATTCAGAGTCGAGGCAGACGATGCAGCCATAGACAGAGTGCTGCTGTAAGCCCAACCAGAAGTCAGGAAGCCGGTTGCTGTAGTCACGTTAACTGCAATGGTGTTTGCAGACCACGAACCAAAGGTTTGGCTAACAACGTTCTGATCCAATTTCCAGTTGCATCCAGCCGAATCACGACCCATCAAGCCTTTGCGATACTGTTCGCCAATGGCTTCTTGGGGTACAAATAAACCCTTGAGGCTGTCAACGATAGTTGCAGAGGTGAATGGCTCAATGATGACCGAACGGCGACCGTCACGGGGAGCGCCTTCGCTGTCCAAGTATGCACCAGCGGTCAGATAAGTAATCAGACCAGTGGGGGGCGTACCGGCAGTGCCAACAATGTTCGCGGTGTTCAGATTAGCCATAACCATACCATCGCGGTCAATCTTATTGGCGATTGCAGCAACGGCGGGCTTCAGCACACGATCCGAGAACATATCCAGAGACAGAGCCAAGTCTTGAGTGGTGAACTGGGTATCAACGTGGAACTGAGTCGACAGGGTAACAGGCACGCTTGTCTCGTTGAAATCTTCAACGTTCAAAGCGGGGCCAGTTGTACCGATAAAACGACCAGGTTTACGGACGTTCCCGGTGTACCGATTTTCGCACCAACAACGGCAAATTGATCGTCGTAGTTGCGGTCTACTTCACTGGTGAAAGTGAGTTCGTTCTCCAAGACCATCAGCGCTTCGTTGGTGATCTTGGAAATGGTTAGCAAATTATTTGCCATGATTTTTCCTTAAATAAAAACTATCGAATTCGACCAGCTTTACGGGCCGCTTTCCACGCTTGGTAACTTCCGTGAAATTGACCGTCTTTGCCAATTTCCACTTGGTTAGCGTTTCCAGCATTCCGAATCGGGCTGATCGGTGGTGGTGCTTTACTTTTGCCGACAGGATTACTCTGCTTGGTATCAGTTTGCTTCTCAAACCTAGCTTCCAACTTTCCAATCTCGCGTAGCGCGGCAAATGGCGACATTGAGGCAATCCGTTTTGCAACATCATCCTCTTTGGCTAAGTGATACAAGATTTGTGGGCCTACGTCACTTTCCAAAATGGCATCACGAATGGGGTCGCTTACTGCAACACCACTAGAGGCCACCATGTCATCAAAATCAGGAATCTCGGATTTCGCTGCTGCAACTTTCTGCGCCCAGGTAGAAATTACTTTCTGCCGAACTTCGTCTGCCCTGCGTTCCAAATCTTCACGATCTCGCCTAACCAATGCCTGCTCAGCCGACCAATCTGCTAATGCCTCTGCATACTCAAAAGCATCAGTAAATTGACTCGGTTGAGGCTTTATATCAGCAGTTCTAACCTGTTGGGGTTGTTGCTGCTGACGTACTGCCGCTAACTCAGATTCCAGCCTTTGCCTTACTTCACGTTCCTGCGCCGCTTCTTGACGGGCCTGTTCGCGCTGCTTGGTTATCTCTGAAAACCGCTTTTCGAGTTTCGGATTCTGTTTCCGTTCCTCTGTCGGTTTCGCATCTTTCTCTGCTCCTGATTCACTCCGATCATTGTTTTCTGACGGCTCTGAAGGAGAATCCTCAACTTCAGCCTCGCCCGAACTTTGGTCGGCTAAACTCATTTTCTGAGCATAAAAATCCGCTGCATTCTCACTAGTCAATACTTGACCGGCTTCTTTTTCACTTGACATGAGTTTCCTCAAGATTTTTACCCAGTTAAAACCTAACTGGTAAGGTTGTGTGGTTTATACCACAATTCTATATAGCGCGCTCGGTTGTTTCCAATGATGCCGCATGAGCCGATGCCCTGTCCAAATGGGCCAGCAAGAGGGCAATTTCACCCTTCATGCGCTCAATTTCCAGTTGGGTTTGGGTTTTCAGCACAGTATCGTGGGCCGTGGTCTCAACTTTGAGTTCCATTTCCTTATGGCGCTCAGCGTTCTTCAGTTCAATGTCGTGGGCGCGGTTGGTCTCTTTAATCAATACGCGCTTGGTTTCGGCATCCTGCTTAACTTGCTCAATGTCCTGGCGCTGCTTGATGACCATCTGCATTTGCTGTAGCTGCTGCTGCATTTGCTGCATTTGGGCCTGATTTGCTTTAAGTTGCATCTGAACTTGGGGCGGCACAGGCGATTTATCGTCAATCTGCGACATAGGATTAGAGGCGGCAAGGCGGTCGGCAATGACCTCTGCGCCAGGGAAATCCATGTTTCGGAACACCAAATCGCCCGCAACTTTGAACAGTTCGGGGTTGCCAGTAACTAATGGCATCATGGCCTCGACTGCGGCTTGGCGCTTTGAATTGAAGCCTGGGCCGGTATCCATCACCACGTCATATTGCCCAACAGTCATGTCGTGCATAACTTTGTAAACACCTTGATCGTCTTGGCTTGGCTGGTTAATCTGCACTAAGTCAGGTTTGCCGTCTGCGCCAATGATCCGCATAACCCGCTGCGAGTCATAAATATGGGGAATTAAATCAAGAATAATCTTGCCGGTTTGGGCTATTGACTTTGTAAGGTTGTCGTAAAAGTCAAAGTTTGTCAGGTCAACTTGTTGTTGCTGCCCATTTAGCGCCTTGCCAGAGATATTGCCTGGAAGCTGCTGAGATGGGTCGTAAATTCCCATTAAAGTAGCAATGTCGGTGTTTATCCCTGCGGCTGCTGCCATGACACCAGAAGGCGGCGGCTCGGGCTGGAGACGCTGGGGAGGCGGCGCAGACTGTCCGTCAATGTCGGTTTGCTTGTAGCGCAGCAGAGGGAATGACTTGACGTTAGCCGCTGCCCATTCGCTTTCGTGGCCCTCATCTTGGCCTTCTGCCATGATCCACTTGGCCTTGGGAGCCAAAGCAACCGATTCCGTAATGGTGGTCTGCCAGAAGTTGTACATCCGCTGTGCATCTTTGGCGTGACGTACCATGCCAAACTTGTGGCGCTTGTCCCCAATGACCACATGGCGACCGTAAACCGGCACGACAGGGATAAATTGACCAGGCCAATCGCGCTCCTCAATGACCTCCATTGCGGTCAGCTTTTTCCACTTAATTGTCCGCTTGTAGGATTTGCGCTCGCCAATAATCTCAATGCCAGCAGCCTCAAGACGAGCCTTAAAGTCCTTGCCATCCGCAAACGTGGAAGTTCCATTGCTCAGTTGGTATAGGGTTGCCGATTCGCGGTGGACGTAGAAATACTCGGCAATGCGGATATCTTCCTTAGTAATCCATTCCGACTGTGTGTCACCCGTCCCACGCTGTGTAAATGACGTTCCATCATCATTGTCGGGGTACAACTTACGAAATTTAGCCTTGCTCATCATTGTTGTAATTAAACAACGCTCGGCATCCGATCCATTTACGCTCTCTGAATTAGGGTCAAAGTAAACGGTAAATGGATTAGGAATGGCATCAATAAAGATTTCTTGATCAAACGAATTTTCTTTGACGTAATCCGTGGTGATGCGCCAGTAGCCCCATCCCATCCGCACGGCATGGTCAAAGGCGGTGTCGTAAGCGTTATCAGCGTTGGAATTAACCTCAATATGACGGCACATTCCTTCGATGACATCTGCCGTTTTTACGTCCGCTTCATTGTTGGTAGCGTGTACTTTGATCCGAGGACGCTGCTGTCGCTGCTGATTAGTGACTTGGCGGCAGTAGCCATCCAGCTTATTTATTGTCAGGACAGGGCGCGATTCAAGATTGCGAGAGTTTTGCAGTTCAACGGGCCATTGGTCGCCATTAACAAACTTCAAATCCTCCAAACCTTCTTGGCGATTCATGGTGTCTGCATCGTTGCAGAGTTTGAGGAAGTCAATCGCTTCGTCAATAATTGGGTCAATATCCATTTAGGCCATCCATGACTGTGGTGCGTTGTAGGTCGGTTTCGCTACCCGTTTCTTCGGCTCATTGACAACCAGCCCCAACATTCTGAACGCATCCGCACCATGCGAATACTCGTCATGGAGTGGGTTTTTGCTGAACAACTTAGTGTCAGGGTCAACGTCAAACCGATAATGTCTCAAACATTGTAGCCCATCCGCGCAGTTTTCCCTATCAAACCAGCAATTCTTAAAAAGCGTCCTTGCGGCGTTAATGCTATCAGGAATTGGCGTTCTTGGAATAATTTTGGTTTTGTAGCCTGCCGCCCGAACAATTTGGTCAATGGAACGGCCTGCTGCTGCGAGGGTCTTGTTCTCTGCATCGTGTGGCAACCATAATGTATCGTAGACGTAACCGTAGGTTTGCATCTTGGCTAAGTAGTCGGAAATTGTCCTTTGGCTGTCTTCATGATAGCGAATCAAGCGAGTTTCCATGCCAATAAACTGAACAAACCATATTGCCGTGGCATCCGACCAGCCCAAGTCAAAGACCGCATGGACAGGCTTGGTGGCATCGTAGGCGACTTTGGTGATCCGTTCCTCAAGGTCTGCCATCTGCATTTCGCGGGCAAATACGGCTCCATCCACGGTTTGGCGGCAGATACCCTCCCAGACGGTGTTATACGATTCAATGTCCCTATCCCGCAGGGAATTCTTCTCCAACTCTAACGTTTCTGGAAACCAAGGGTTGTCAGACCAGTTGATTTTCTGCACCACGGAATTACCAGGCGGGTGGATTACAAACCGCTGATATGTCTCATCCGTCTCCAACTCAGGGTTGAACGTAACCCATATCTCGGAATCCTGCTTACGAATCGTGGGAATTAAGACATTCCAAGACAGTCGGCTGGTCGTTTGGGCTTCTTCCACCCAGCAAATGTCCACGCCTTCGTAGGATTTGACGTTTGCCACGTTGTTTTTGAGGCCGACAAAGGCAAATTCTGTACCGTTTTTGCCCCGAATGCTAGCCTGGGTAATCTCATAAAAGCCATCCAGTTGCAAGTCAATGATCTGATCGCACAGCAATTTATGTACAGAATCCCGAATGGAAGTTTGAAACTCGCGGGCGCATAGGATACGCAATTGCTTCTGAGCGCCTTTGATAAGCAATGCCCTGGCTACGCCCCACGACTTTGCCCCGCCCCGTCCACCAAACAACACCCGATAACGGCTTTTCTCAGGCTGAAATAGGCATTGCAGCTTCTGCGGAAACTGCGCTTGGCTTATCTTGCCTTCGACTTCACTCATCCGGCTTTACAAAAGTAACTTGAATTCCGCTTATTAGAGGAGCGCCATCTGCACCAGTAATCTCGGTTTTTGTTGATTCTCGATACTTCTTAGGAAACCGTGCTGCCATTGAGCGTGACCAGATTGAGGCGTTAATCTTGTCCGATTCCCTGTTCTCAATCATGTGGGTTTGGGCTATATCCTCCCACCAAAGTAACTCATATTCCTTTGCAGTGTCCAAGGCTTCCCGAAATTCTGGAAATTCGTCTCTCCAACGATAAAGTGTCGCCGTTCCGACACCTAATGTTGCGCCAATTGCCTCAGTAGACTTTCCGATTTTGCCTAATTCAATGACTTGATCTACAAAAGCAGGGTCGTAAAGGCTTGGTCGCCCAACAGGGCGTTTTTCCTTTATTTCTACGATTTCTGCGGATTCGGTCATTTCTTCTTCTTGGCTTTTTCGGCTTCTCGCTTCTCAGCATATGCGATTGCGACTGCCTGTTTCACGGGTTTACCGGCCTTGACTTCGGTCTTAATGTTCTCTTTGAACGCCTTGGGGCTGGCTGATTTCTTGAGTGGCATATTAACAGTTCCAGTTTTTGAGGGAGGCTTTGGCGCGTTCGGCTGGGCCTTTGGAGTGTTTTACCACCCCTTCCATCCGAGCGCAGAAACTTGCTTTGCGGCCTTCGTCCTTCTTTGTCTTAGGATTTGGGGCTGGCGGCTTGAGATTGCTGCCGTTCTTGGCGTTGTACTCAGCACGGCCTTTAGCAGTCATTCCTGCACCCTTGTCGGTAGGGTTGTAGGTTTTGTCCTTGCCCGTGGTCTTGTGGGCTATAGGCTTGTCGTGCTTTTTCATTCTTCCACCACCGCACAAATGTCGGCCTCTTGGATTACCTGGTAGTCCTGCCCATCAATCTTGTGGGTAGGCCACTTTAAGTAATCGCCGTTGCCGTATTTAATGAAATCCCCGACCTGTACTTCGTAAACGTCAGGGCCGACCGCAACAATGGTGCCTTCGTTAAAAGGCTCTTTGTTGTTCACAATTATGATATCAGATAAGTTTCTGACCTGTGGTTTGACCACAACCCTATCTTGAAGTGGGCTTAAATTCATGTCGTTTCCCCCTCTACAGTCAGGGGAACAAGCACTCGGGCCGGTCTGCCGCGCTTTTTTATAGGGGTTTCCGTGACCGTCAAAGTGTCGTCGGTCACCGTCATGGTCATAACCACGGGCGCTTTGTATTCCCCGCACCATTCCGTCTTGTGCCGGTGTTGGAACGTGGGAAAGCGCCTACATTGACCCATTATGTGGTGGTCAACGAAATAAATACATGAACTACAATAGTTCTCAGCCATGCCAACTCTCCTTGGTTTGGTTAGGGGGGCGATTGGGGCTTAGTTCCCTCCAATCGTCCCCCGCCTTATTAACGGTAGTGCGAACGGTCGTGCGTGTAGCAGACAGCCTCTTTAGAACCGCCTTTGAGGTCTTTGCTCATGTAGGCATCTTTTTTACCCATGCCAGTACCACCAACAATTTTCTCGCGGCGTTCGCCAGATTCGTCGCTTGCCAAAACGCTTTTAGGCATTTTTTCGCCAGAAGCGCCAGACTTATACATCTCTTTGTCCATTTTTCCCATGATATTTCCTTGCAAGGTTAACGGGTGACATTACAATGTCGGGGTCATTATAGGAGATTTTTTCCCATGGCTACAAATTTTACCCTCAAACGCGAAAAAGCAGTTCACGAAACCCCCAAGGTTTACGAAATGGTGCGAGAACACAAAACCGAAAACCAAAAAATCATGGCTTTGGCAAAAGAATTGCACAAGCATGAGCGCACTGATATGGCCCATGCCCATCCTAAATCGCAAAAGAATGCCCCGCTTCCGTCAATGCGGAAATAGGCACTTTTTCGGGCCACTTTCGGCTGGTCAGCAGGATTAGGACGGTACGCTGATGGGCTTTTAGCCACATTTCTTGCCGTTCTTCCTTACTCATGTCTGCGCCCTGGTCAAGCGCTGAGTGACAGGCAAAACAGAGGCTGGCGATCAGGTTATCGTCTGCCTTGACCGCTTTCCCCTTACCGCCGCCCCAATTTATGTGCGCGGCGCAGACCGTTCCATCGTCAATTCCACAATGTTGACAGGCAATTGTGCGGCAGGCTTCTAGCAAAGCCTTGCTGCGGACATATTTACGCTTCGGAAAAAGCACGGAATTTCACCCCTTGTTCTGTCCCAAAGGCTGTGGATAACTCGATTAGTTCGTTCATCTCAGCCACGGTCATTTTGCTAGTGCGCGCCCCGATGATGACAAATCCCCCATCAATACCAGGCACAACCTTTTGTCTTTTAAGGGCGGCGGTCAATACGTCCTTCCATTCCTCTTTGTGGAGTTTTTGACCATACCACACGACCTGGTTGGCAATGTCCTCCAAGTTTGCCCACATCATGCGGTTTTGCTCAAGGCTGCGCATCTATCACCTTTAAGACATTTAGAGCAGATTCTGGCCCGTCAATCTTTGATAGCGTCCCACCTTCCCACTTGGCAAAAAAAGCCTCTTGTAGGGCCGTTAAACGCTTCCCAGGGCCATCCTTAACTTCCATCAAGACGGTGTGGCATTTGTA